GAATGGGAGGCGATACGTCTTCCTGCCGTGGCTGCTGCCACCCTTGAGTATCTCGGGGACTGGTCCGTGAATTATGACAGGATGGATGAACTTCTTGCACTAGGTGCGAAGGACCCCAAACTGAGCAGACTTCAGCGTGACGCAATCCAAGCGATACCCGACGACGTGAGAAATAATCACTCAATGTCTGGGGGGCTTCAGCGTAGGAATCTAGCAGACCTGTTCGACGTCGTATCTACCGCTGCCGTGCGCGATAGGAAAGCAAAATTGCTTCCTCTCGTGCAAGACGACGGGAAGATACGTGTCGCGACGATCCACAGCGCGAGCGTCGTGTGGTGTGCAAGGGCGATGTCAGCGTGGCTAATGCCACTGACAAAGCAATTGTCCATCTCACGAGCTGCACTGCGCAACGAACGTGTCGCACTGCGTAACCATACGCAGGCTGACAAACTGGTCTACTCAGCTGATTTGTCCAAATCTACAGATCCGATCTCAATCCAATTATCGCGTTTTGTCCTAGAACAAATTACCATACACTATGGGAAACCAAAGTGGTGGGAGGCTGCCTTAGAGGCAGTCATCAACGAGCATGAGATTGAGAACGGGTACGGTGGAACGTTCACTTCGCAATGCGGGGCGCTCATGGGATTGGGTCCGGGATGGACCGTCCTCACCATATTGAACGCCTTTGCTGCATGGAGAAGTGGAGCGCCGATGAAGTCATTTGCCACATGTGGCGATGACTTAGTGGCGCTCTGGGACAAACAGACCTGTGATGCCTACGAACAGAACCTGCTCAGGCTCGGTCTCGTTCCTAACACTGCCAAATCGTTTCGCGGGGCACACCATGGGGTGTTCTGCGAGCGACTGGTGAAGCGAAAAGGAATGGACCTTGCCTATGCGGATCCTGAACCACGGATCGGTGAGTCGGTTGGCGCTAGAGCAATTAACGGCCAGCGTGGAAGGGTAGTTGTGGACTCTCTTAATAAGTTAAGAGGTCACAAAGTTATCAACCAAGCAGGACGAGAAGTTGCTCGGAGGCAGTGTGTCAGCTTAAACACTCCTGGTTCCCACTCACAAGGAGGGGGAGGGGTCAAGAGTGCTGACGCCATCACACTGCTTGCCTACCTTAAGTACGGTGCGACCCGACACTACAAGAGTGAAGGGTCGATGGAATACCGTAACTTAAGAGCGGCTCTCCGGGACATCCCGAATGTTCCCAATGGCATACCTGCCGATGAAGTTTTGTTACGTGCCAAAGCAGAGATAACAATACAGCAACGGCTGGCAGCCAAAGAGACAAGAGCCTCAGACTATCGAAAGTTAAGTGAAGTGAGACGAGAAACTCACATGCGCCGAAGCAACATGAAGAAACTCGTCACACTTAACCGGAATTCGATAATCGAAACTATACGGGCGGTCGCTAGCGACGCGCCATATGCACGGGTCACACCTAAGCTGCTGCGAAATGTTGAACACAAAGTCCGACATCGCAGCTACGAAGGAGCGATCCGCATACTCCAGAAGTCATGGTGTAAAACCATTCATCCGGGGCTTGCATATGATGCGTACCTCAGTACCATAGAGACCCCCGAGGAGAACTTTAGGTCAGTCCGTTTGGACGACCTAGAGCCCGCCCCCGAGGGGTGGGATTCTACCACGACTCACAAGTGAGCCGGGC